CCCATGTTCACCAATTGTAAAAGAAACAAATAGAAAACATAAAGTCCACGGGCATCGGGTCCCTAGTGGGACATTTAATTCTTTTTAACCTATAAATTTAAAAGAAACAAATGCAAACAAAAACCGGCCGACGGCCGGACAAAAATAAAAGCATAAATTTCTGAAAAATCTCTGACTAGGAACAGAGAGGCCGTCTAAAGGACGGTAGAATTTTGGGGGAGAGAGAAAGAGATTACTCTCACTTGGATCTCACTGATAGACAGTAAGATTTACATAAGGTGCACCAGCAAGGAAGCCAAATGAGGCATCGTCGCCACACGCCACGAGGAGAGTTCCAGGAGGAAAATGGGTCCTCTGCAAAAACCTTGGCATAGACTTTTTGTCTGCTGCCAGGGTGTAATTGCATGGGTCCCTTAACGCCTGAGCAATACGAGGTCGAAAGCGCGAAGCTAAATAGCCCCTATCAATATTGGCAGTCTTTGTTGATAGCACCGAAATGGGATAAGGGGAATAGTATGGAACAGTAATTTCGAGTGCTCCATTCTGGGACGAATGCTGAAAAGTTGAAAATTTTGCAGCACGCAAGGATGATACGGTAGTCCCGGCGTCATCTTTGAAAAATTCAGGAGATAGTATACCTGTATTCGATGGAATGCCATCAAGTGTAGCGGTCATAGAAGGAGGCTGAAATAAACCAGCCGCAGTATAACCGTTAGTACTTGGAACATCCACCAAATACTTATAGCGGCGAGAACCGCGATAAAATCTATAAATTTGTGAAACGTAAGAGTCCAATGAAGGATAAAGTTGACCAAATTCCAAATTTTTCAGAGTAACAGGATTACCAGTAGCATCAATCGTGACAGCAAAATCAGTTTTCAAAGATTCTGATTCACACAAGAAATATGCAGGATCAAGAGTAAGTTCCTCAATTTTCTTCGTCCCTGGAAAAGCGTAACAATTTGTAGTAGAATCGTACGGAACATATGTCGATAAGAGGGGAGTGAATCTCTTGATCAGTGATCGAAGAGAAACAATAGCCTCTCCCATCGTACATTCCTCCGCACGAGAATCCGTAAAAGAACTAACAGATGGTATAAGCGAAATTGGGGCGCGAGGAGCGCTGGTTAAGTCTTCAGAAGATGTCTCATTCAAAATCTGAGCGACAGGTGTGGGAGCGGTAGGCAAAACAAAAGAAGTTGCGTAAGTCCTTTGGGGACCTGCAACCCTAAAGTCTGGAGCTGCGCTTTCCCAAACCGTTGCCTGGACTGTTTTAGAAACAGAATCTGAAGAAGCAACCAGCGGATTCAACACCACAACTCGAATACTACCATTAAAGAAAGGACGAGTTAAAGAATATGGGTGTGATCTTTTCCAAGGTTGATTTGAAACGTAAGGAACTGTAAAAGTGATCTCTGATGATTCTGTCAAATCCAATACAATTTTGTGACATTGATTATAAAGATCTTCTTCAGTAGTTGCATTTGGTTTGGCTCCGTAAGGAACATAAACAATTAATATTCGTCCAGAATGGAAAGCAGTTTTTGTAAAAGCGAGGCGATAAGTTATACCACCACGCCAATAAGCAAAAATTGAAGCAATGAACTGTAGCAAGGTAGGAGACATTACGTCCCCGTCGGAGGCTACACTATGGTGAAGAGGGTGTACGGGCCATTCAGAAACTGTGGTGTTTTCAACTTGGTCGGTTTTCCAATCAAACTGTTTGAAAACACAAGGGCGTCCAGCAGCATATGAGATCTGCATCTCATCAATGTTGGTACCAAAGTCGTTAGCTTGGCCGACAATAGAATTGTCTTGAATATTTCCTAAAGTAACGGAATTATCAACATCTTCACTATGAGTATATCCTCGGGCAGGGAGCAAATAAAAAGGATCGTTAGTTGAAACGGAGGCAGGTTTAGAATAGCCAAATGCACTAGCTACACCTGACGCAAGTTTGGAAACCCAAGCAACTCGACCAGTGATTCCGGACAATACAGGAAATGCAGAGCCAACAGAGGAAGCTAGGCCTCCAATTTTGGATGCAAAACTAGATATATTTCCGGTTGCAGCAGCAGAGTTAGATTCGGTTTTCATTTGTGCGTAGATGTTATCTGTGGCAGCGGGCATAAAAACTTCTGCATCTTCCATCCAACAATGAAGGGACCCATTAGCAACCGTGCTACTTTCACCAGCTTTTAAACGGGAAATTTCTTCAATATACAAATTACCAAAAGTTCCTGCACCATTAATGAGATCCAAGTGTGAATAAGGGGAGATGAAGGGAATACGAAGCATACCACTTTTTGAGGAAGCTGCATCGATTTCCACGCCAGGGTAAGCAGTAGAGTGAGAAAGCGTAGGCACAAGCGTTCTGCCAGAATTTGCAACATATGGGGCATAAAACATCCAATATTTTCCTTGTTGGAAAGGGGTAGCATTAATTTCAAATTTAACGACCAATGTTCCTTTGAGGAAATTATAAGAAGATAATTTATCGCGAACATTACGGGAGTTTTTAATCCAAAAATCTGGCAAAGAATATGTCTGAGCAAACGCAGCGCTACTGTTTATTTTTCCTGCCCACAACCTCACCGGCCTCGATAGAACATCCTTTATGCTTGAGTTAGCACCTGAGCACATAAGCATGTCAAAAGTCGGGGAAGTGTGAGTGGGAGGCGAAGAAAACGAAGTGTCAGCGTCATCGCGAAAGATGGTAGTTGATTCGACATCTATAATTTCTGATTGGGGCATAGCAACTCATGGGGTTGTCGTACCTGGCTGGAAGTAGAGTCAAACATTCCAGCGAACGCGCCGGGTCGGCAACTTATATTTAGAGTGGCGTTAGTCGGCCAATAGTGAGTCACACTCACATCCACTCGAGATTAGCAGGCAGAGCCCGCATCTCTCGGCATCAACTGGGGATTTGCTGCTCAGTGCACGCGGCGATCGCACGTGAGCCCCTCGAATGGTGTCTGGGTTGGAGAGGTTTAAGCCGTACCGATAGGCCCAATCCCTCTCCATCTCCTCATAAGTGAGGAGGATGGGAGCAATTGATGCCCGCCTGGCTGCGGTTGTGAACAAGGTTCGATAGTGATCGAACACGTCCCGACCATGGAAGAACAGCTCATAGAGAGCTCCTTCAAGGTTGAGACATGTTAGATCACTGTGATCCAAGTCACCACGCACCCAATTGGGCATTTCAGCACACACCGCTTGCTCCAGCGGTGCGAGCCAATAAGTACCAGTGGGGTCTTTGGTAAAACCACGCTTCAGGTACTTAACTTCAGAGATGTCGCGGAAGGCGACAATTTCTCCAGTCTTCGATTCGTTGGTGTACACCATCGAGATCTGCGCGTATCCAGCAGTAATCGTTATTTGATTGAAATGCTGGGAAACGGCATCAGAGATCCCGATGAGGTTATCATCACCGTACGAGACCATGGAGACATTGTCTACGAAGTGGCGCATGTTCTTGAGAGGAACAGGC